AGAACAAGTCGGCTCCTGTTTAGTTACGAGCGACATTGCTCCGTGTATTCACTCGTTGGAATGAATACACAGTGCTTATTCGTACTAATAAAACACCCAATTTTCTGTTTCTTGGTTGTGTCCAAAGTTATATTCAATATCTGGTGTTGATGTATCAATATTCTTCATCCCATCAACAAGAGTTGATACAACAGCCAAATCTTGTTTGATTCTCATCAAATGGTATTTCTTTCGGCGCAATAAACTTTCAATGGCAAGTTTCTTCGTCGGGAATGCAAAAGATCTTTCTGCATTTTTTGCTACTTTCTTAATTGCATATCTATTTCTCCTTTGTTTCCATTCCTGTAACCACTGATTTGGTGCTGGTTTAAAATTAACAATCCAATGCGCAGGAACCAACCATGCATAATGCTCTGTCTGATGAAAAGCTATATATTGAAGTGCGAATATTTTGATCCCATCTTCTTCAACTGTCGCCTGGAATCTCCAGAAAACAGGCATTCCATCATGTTCAGTTTCTGATTCAGGAAAAGGTACGCTCCATGATTTTGTCATATCTCACCTCAAATAAGTGGTTTGCTGCCTAATTTCATTTTCTGGCGCCCAACACAAGTCATCTCGCCGTCAGTTGTTTTGGTTTCCGGTAGCCTGCCGCGTAAATGGCTACGTTTGGCAGGCAAATACTTCCACTGCATTCATCTGCCTTCTTGCAGCGAAGGCTTCCGAGTGATGCTGCTTTGTCTGCTCTGACGCAACCAGAGAGCTTTAGCGCAATTTTTCGCGCCAGTCGCTGTTCTTGCATTGCCTGCTCACGTTGAGCCTGTCTGCGTGCTCTGCGGCGATTTCTGGCGTTATCGTCAGCCAGATATGTAATGACTACTGCCATGTTGACCTCCGATGATTGACTTTGGCGGTGACGCGCCGGGTGCTTATCTTCCGGTTGCCGTCGTGCAGCTGCACTTCTCGTCACCCCAAAGCCAACTACTCTTTGGTTCCCGCATTTCGGCGGGACAATCCCATCAATGTTAAAGAGCCTGCCAATCTGTTCCGTTTGGCTACCAGCGACCTGCTGATGACTTAAATTTAAGATTTCTTCAATTGTTGGTCAAGGGTGTCTTTGAAGAAAACTTAAATTTTTATTGCGAGGTTTAAGTTTTGCTTTGATTTTTAAAGGAAAGAAAAAAAGGGGCGAATGCCCCTTATGGAAGGTTTGCTATTTTTGCATCGACAACTACACCGATGATTTTGCAGTTCCCGTTGATCTCAATCATCGGATATTGTGGGTTAAGTGGTTTTAGAAACCTTCTACCAGCATCAATAACTAACTTCTTGAAAGTTGCCTCGTTTTCTCCTTCGAGCTTTGCCACTACCAGCTTCCCATTACGAGGTTCTACTTCAGGATCGACTAGTATTATCATCCCTTCCGGGATGCTAAGACCGGCTGGAGCCGTCATCGAATCACCCTTTACGTCCAGCCAAAACGAATCTTCTGAACAATCTACGGTTGTATCGTACCAGTTATCTATTGCACGCTTATGATATGGCTCTACAGCTTCCATCCAACATCCTGCGCTTACCCAACTAATTAGAGGATACGAACCTCTTGGATCATGCCTGCTGTGATAGGCAATGTTTGAAAGACTATCTTCTCCTTTCAACAAGTAATCAGGGGAGCACTGTAAAGCCTTGGCTAAAGCCAATAGGTTTTCGCCATTGGGCTCAGTTTCAGAACGCTCCCATTGGGAAATAGCAACATTAGACACGCCAACCATCTTGCCAAGGGCAGCCTGCCTAATCTTAAGTTCTTTTCTGCGAGCGCGAATACGCTCACCCATCAGTTGTGTATTCATAGTTAAGACATCTTAAATAAACTTGACTTAAGATTCCTTTGATAGATAATTTAAGTGTTCTTTAATTTCGGAGCGAGTCTATGTACAAGAAAGATGTTATCGACCACTTCGGAACCCAGCGTGCGGTAGCTAAAGCGTTAGGCATTAGCGATGCAGCAGTCTCTCAGTGGAAGGAAGTCATCCCAGAGAAAGACGCCTATCGACTGGAAGTCGTTACAGCTGGCGCCCTGAAGTATCAAGAAAGTGCTTATCGCAAAGCGGCATAAGCAAATTGCTCTTTAACAGTCATGGTCCTTATTCCCGCCGAAATGCGGGAATACAACGCGCATCAGTTGGTGCGTATAACTTCTTATTTGTTAAGGAAATACTTACATATGCAACTTACAAGTACTCGCAAGAAAGCGAATGCAATCACAAGCAACATCCTGAATCGAATTGCTGTACGTGGTCAGCGAAAGGTTGCTGATGCATTAGGGATTAATGAATCGCAAATTTCGCGATGGAAAGACAGCTTTATCCCAAAGATGGCCATGCTTCTGGCTGTGCTGGAGTGGGGTGTTGAAGACGAGGAATTAGCAAAGCTAGCAAAGAAAGTAGCCATGGTGCTGACAAAAGAAAAGCCTCAAGACTGCTGCAACAGTTTTGAGGCCTGATGTAGAAAGACTGGATCAATCCACAGGAGTCATTATGACAAATACAGCAAAAATACTCAACTTCGGCAGAGGTAACTTTACCGGACAGGAGCGTAATGTGGCAGATCTCGATGATGGTTACGCCAGACTATCAAATATGCTGCTTGAGGCTTATTCAGGCGCAGATCTGACCAAGCGACAATTTAAAGTGCTGCTTGCCATTCTGCGTAAAACCTATGGGTGGAATAAACCAATGGACAGAATCACCGATTCTCAACTTAGTGAGATTACAAAGTTACCTGTCAAACGGTGCAATGAAGCCAAGTTAGAACTCGTCAGAATGAATATTATCAAGCAGCAAGGCGGCATGTTTGGACCAAATAAAAACATCTCAGAATGGTGTATCCCTCAAAACGAGGGAAAATCCCCTAAAACGAGGGATAAAACATCCCTCAAATTGGGGGATTGCTATCCCTCAAAACAGGGGGACACAAAAGACACTATTACAAAAGAAAAAAGAAAAGATTATTCGTCCGAGAATTCTGGCGAATCCTCTGACCAGCCAGAAAACGATCTTTCTGTGGTTAAACCGGATGCTGCAATTCAGAGCGGCAGCAAGTGGGGGACAGCAGAAGACCTGACCGCCGCAGAGTGGATGTTTGACATGGTGAAGACTATCGCACCATCAGCCAGAAAACCGAATTTTGCTGGGTGGGCTAACGATATCCGCCTGATGCGTGAACGTGACGGACGTAACCACCGCGACATGTGTGTACTGTTCCGCTGGGCATGCCAGGACAACTTCTGGTCCGGTAACGTGCTGAGTCCGGCCAAACTCCGCGACAAGTGGACCCAGCTCGAAATCAACCGAAACAAGCAACAGGCTGGCGTGACAGCCGGCAAACCAAAACTCGACCTGACGAACACTGACTGGATTTACGGGGTGGATTTATGAAAAACATCGCCGCACAGATGGTTAACTTTGACCGTGAGCAGATGCGTCGAATCGCCAACAACATGCCGGAACAGTACGACGAAAAGCCGCAGGTACAGCAGGTAGCGCAGATCATCAACGGTGTGTTCAGCCAGTTACTGGCAACTTTCCCGGCGAGCTTGGCTAACCGTGACCAGAACGAAGTGAACGAAATCCGTCGCCAGTGGGTTCTGGCTTTCCGAGAAAACGGGATCACCACAATGGAACAGGTTAACGCAGGAATGCGCGTAGCCCGTCGGCAGAATCGACCGTTCCTGCCATCTCCCGGGCAGTTTGTTGCCTGGTGCCGGGAAGAAGCATCCGTCATCGCCGGACTGCCAAACGTCAGCGAGCTGGTTGATATGGTTTACGAGTATTGCCGGAAGCGTGGCCTGTATCCGGATGCAGAGTCTTATCCGTGGAAATCGAACGCGCATTACTGGCTGGTTACCAACCTGTACCAGAACATGCGGGCCAATGCGCTGACTGACTCGGAATTACGGCGCAAGGCTGCCGATGAACTGACCTGTATGACAGCGCGAATTAACTGTGGTGAGACGATACCTGAACCAGTAAAACAACTTCCTGTCATGGGCGGCAGGCCTCTAAATCGTGTTCAGGCGCTGGCGAAGATCGCAGAAATTAAAGCTAAGTTCGGACTGAAAGGAGCAAGTCTATGACGGGCAAAGAAGCAATTATTCATTATCTGGAGACGCACAAGAGCTTCTGTGCGCCGGACGTTGCCGCGCTAACAGGCGCAACAGTAACCAGCATAAATCAGGCCGCGGCTAAAATGGCACGGGCAGGTCTTCTGGTTATCGAAGGTAAGGTCTGGCGAACGGTGTATTACCGGTTCGCTACCAGAGAAGAACGGGAAGGAAAGGTGAGCACGAACCTGATTTTTAAGGAGTGTCGCCAGAGTGCCGCGATGAAACGGGTATTGGCGGTATATGGAGTTAAAAGATGACCATCTACATCACTGAGCTTGTAACAGGTCTGCTGGTAATCGCAGGCCTTTTTATTTGGGGGAGAGGGAAATGAACGATAGCTACCGACAATTCGAAGAGTGGTGGTCAAAATACAAAAGCCCGTTCACGGAAGACGACGGGTTAAAAGAGTTTGCCTGGGTGATATGGCAGGCATCAAGGGCAGCTATTGAACTGGATATCGACTGGCCCGAATCGAATGACAACTTTTGGAAAGGTGGCGAAGAAGGCGCTTATGCGATGGGGCATGAGGATGGGAAGGACAAAACGGTAATTGCAGTGATGAAAGCCATCATAGCCGCTGAAGTCAAAGTGAAGGAGTAACGATGAAGCAAACAATCTTCCTCCGAACTAAGCAACAACAGCAAGCCGCAATCAACGCCATCCTCTCAGCTCCTCTCGATAAAGACAAGCCAGTCACCATCCGCATTACTGACTACAAGCGCAACCTTGACCAGAACGCAAAATTTCACGCGATGCTGGCGGATATCGCACGTCAGGTTCAATGGTGCGATAAATGGTTAAAACCAGAACAATGGAAGGTTTTGTTGATCAGCGGTCATGCAGTGGCGACAAAGCAGGAAGCTGATGTTTTGCCCGGGCTTGAAGGCGAATACGTCAACATTCGCGAAAGCAGCGCACAGATGAGCGTGAAGCGCATGGCAAGCCTGATTGAGTACACGACAGCATGGGCTATTGGTCAGGGTGTCAGATTTACCGACAGGAGGTACGAATGAGACGACAGCGACGAAGTTTCACCGACATCATCTGCGAAAACTGCAAATACCTTCCAACGAAACGCTCCAGAAATAAACGCAAGCCAATCCCAAAAGAATCTGACGTAAAAACCTTCAACTACACGGCTCACCTGTGGGATATCCGGTGGCTAAGACATCGTGCGAGGAATACAAGGTGATTGACTAAAATCGAAGTTACGAACAAGAAAGCGTCGAGCGGGCTTCAGTGTACACTGAGTGGATTCTATCTAGGCTTAGTGCATACAGAAGATTGCTGGTAAAGGACATGCCAGGCAAAACGATGAGGACTGATATTTATGAAAACATCTGATTTTTTACTGTTCTTGCATGCGGTACAGGAGGGGCTTTGACCGGGCATTTTATCGTGAATATTTTCACTTGGTATTTCTTTGGTTTTAGAGATTACTTCACTCGATGGGTTTTAAATAGTTTTCGTCGGTTTATCGGGTGCAAGCCTGATATGAGAATTTATAAAGATGAAAAGAATTGATTGTTAATGTGTTATGAGGTTTTTTGTTGTGAGTTTGTAATTTGCTTTTATAGAAATACATTAAGTAAATATAATTAAATATTCAAATTGTATATGTATGCGACATGTTGGTGATTGGTCGCATACACTGTTGAATATTTGGCTAATGTTATATCAATGTAGAGTTAAAGTCTAACACAACATAGACTCTCTATATGCTAACGTCTTGACTATAACTGCAATTATTTTTTCATTAACTTCGTTACCTATGCTTAAACGCGAAATATCTTTCTCATGAGTTTTGTTCAAAAATATCAAGAAATTTTTCATTTCGTTTGGTAATGTATTTAGTTCTGTTTCTGAGAATCTTTTTTCATAAATCTCATCGATTTTATGTTTGCATGTTTCTGATTGTGATGTATTTAAAATGGCTCTTTCTCCTTGGGTACAGGAGTTTATAACTTCTTTCAGTATTTGTTTTTGGTCTTCTGGGGATGTTCTTTGTCCATTGAATGCGTAAGATATCCTGTCTTTTGTTTTGAAAAGTGGCATGGTTATATTTTTTGTATGCTGGAGGTCAACGCAAAGAGCTATTGCCTGAGTATTTAGTATGTCCGGATTATGGGAGTAAGTTGATCTTTTCAAAGCATTAGCACTTGCTGATGCCCCTTCATATGGATTTTGATGAAATAATAGATTTAGTATGTTTACGATGAATAAAGACATCATTTGTGGTGGTGTGCCTTTCTCAAGAGAGCGCATGATTGCTCCCGATAAAGAGGACATCAGACTTAATCCTTGTGTTAATACCCGCTGGGTGGTTTTAAAGGCCGCTTCTTGCGATATAAATCTCTGAGCAGAATTTGGGTTATCAGAAGAACCATGTTTATAAGCTTTATACCATGAGTCACCTAATATAGCTAAGGCCAATGGTATATCAGCATAACTCACTCCCCTACCTATAGTTCTTACTATGCTACCTGTTTTAACTGCTCCATTAAGCATTAACAGTGGTGACATGGTTAGTAATGTACTTGTTAAACATAGAGTAAATCGTGCTATAACCGAACCTGTTATTTTTTTATTACTTATACAATACTTAACTTCATCTATTAGTTTAGGATATTGATAGAATATTGTTGGTGCATGAAATAAAGTTGCTGATAGTAAATCACCAAGTATGCGTACCTGGGTTATATCTAGTGATAATACATTACTTAAGAATGCTTCTGTATTTATTGTTGGAGAAGGTGATGTATATAAAGATGGTTGTTGAGACTGTGAAGGTGATTTGTTATAGTCGCCATTAAAAAATAATGCCTGTATGAGCAAGTGAATGCTGATTCCGCCTCCGGCTCTGAACGCATATGGAAGTATCTGTTCGATTTTATTGTGTATGGCCATATAGGCTTTATAAAAACATCCTGACTGATTATATACCTGATGATATTGATCGTTCAGAACTCTCATAAGATGGAGAACAGTTTCTGCACTCTCATTCTCTTTTGGTATAATTTCATGAATGATGCTGTCCAGTTGATATTTTTGCTTGCATGTTAGGATTTTTGTAATTCTTTCATCGATTTCAATGCATATTGAATTATTTTTATAGGATAATAACAAATCATTTTCCTGTGTATTTGTTTGTATCTCTTGTGGGATATTAATTACCACATCCGTACATGTTCTATCCACCTCATTTGTCTTTATGTTGTCAAGAAAATCATTTAACGTCAGTTGAGAACCCAATTCATTAATGTAGTCCAATGATGACGTAGAAGAGCTATTATCAAGAAAATCGTTCAGAGTGAGCTCGGAGTCGTTTCTTGTTATCGGATATACATTTGTGGAAGCGGCTAATTTAATACTCCGGTTGCTGGAGGTAGAAGCTGTTGGTTCAGAGGTTGACGAACACTGCATGTCAATGCATACATAACCTTTATTTGAAGTTGAATTTGGAATCAAGTTTCCTCCTGAATTAATGGTTTTCCATAATACTAACTATTGATAAAAATATTTTGCATTTCATTAAAATAAAAAATCCCATGGAAAATATTTTTTGTTAGTTATTACATACAGCACATCAGGTCGTCAATATAGTCTAACTATAGTTATCACTAAAAACTTGCCTCGATTTTAGATTTTTCCAGTATTTGTAGATATTGCACTGAACACCGAATACGTAGCAGAGGGTGTCTACACGATAACGTGCTATGAGCTACCATGTTGTCGAAAAATTGTTTAGTGAGTATGACATCAGGAATGTGGTGGTCTGTTTTAATAATTCTATTTCTATTTCTATTTCTATTTCTATTTCTGTTTCTATTTCTATTTGTTGTGATTTTTTCTTTAGTTCATGTATTTCGATTTGTTTCTGAATTATCGGGGGTAGTGTCTTCCCTTTTCCCTGAGGCTTATCATGCAGTTATTTTCGCCATCTTGGTATTGTGGAAATACCGACATCCATAGCTTTGGTGAGCTCTGTTCAGGTGGCCAAATTCAGAAAACCATTACGGAGGAAGAAGGCGATGGCTAAACCAGCGCGAAGACGATGTAACCGTAAAAGAGAAGATTTAACTGTTAAAAGGATATTTGAGTTACTAAGTTTCGATAAATCTACCGGGGTATTTAGATGGAAAGTTCCCACTCAGGGAAGGATAGCATTAAATAGTGTTGCTGGAACTTTTGATTCCAACGGTTATTCAATGATCATGATAGATGGGCGTAGATATAAAACTCACGTCTTAGTTTTTTACATAACTCATAATCGTTGGCCTGCTGGTCAAATTGACCACGTTAATGGAATTAGGACCGACAATAGGCCAGAAAATTTAAGAGAATGCCTGCCAATAGAAAATTCAAGAAATATAAGGATCCGAAAGAATAGCAAATCAGGTTGCAGAGGGGTTACTTGGCACAAACGACAGAAAAAATGGAATGTTAGGCTAGGATTCCATGGCAAGAGTAAACACTTCGGATGCTTTGATGATCTGGAGTTAGCGGTACTAGTTGCTGAAGAAGCCCGAGATAAGTATTACGGTGATTTTTCCGGCAACGAAAGGAGCACTTATGCGAATCTATCGAAGGAAATGTAAATGTTGCAATGAATGGTTTATACCAAAATATCAAAATCAATATTGGTGTAATGAGATTTGTGGAACCAAGATAGCACTCGAACGACGAAGTAAAGAACGCGAAAAAGCGGAAAAAGCAGCAGAGAAGAAACTACGACGAGAGGAGCAGAAACAGAAAGATAAACTGAAGATTCGAAAACTCGCCTTAAAGCCCCGCAGTTACTGGATTAAACAAGCCCAACAAGCTGTAAACGCCTTCATCAGAGAAAGAGACCGCGACTTACCATGTATCTCGTGCGGAACGCTCACGTCTGCTCAGTGGGATGCCGGACATTACCGGACAACTGCTGCGGCACCTCAACTCCGATTTGATGAACGCAATATTCACAAGCAATGCGTGGTGTGCAACCAGCATAAAAGCGGAAATCTCGTTCCGTATCGCGTCGAACTGATTAACCGCATCGGGCAGGAAGCAGTAGACGAAATCGAATCAAACCATAACCGCCATCGCTGGACTGTCGAAGAGTGCAGGGCCATCAAGGCGGAGTATCAACAGAAACTTAAAAAACTGCGAAACAGCAGAAGTGAGGCTGCATGAATATCTACGAAAGAATTGATGGCAGCAAATACCGAAATATTTGGGTAGTTGGCGATCTGCACGGATGCTACACGAACCTGATGAACAAACTGGATACGATTGGATTCGACAACAAAAAAGACCTGCTTATCTCGGTGGGCGATTTGGTTGATCGTGGTGCAGAGAACGTTGAATGCCTGGAATTAATCACATTCCCCTGGTTCAGAGCTGTACGTGGAAACCATGAGCAAATGATGATTGATGGCTTATCAGAGCGTGGAAACGTTAATCACTGGCTGCTTAATGGCGGTGGCTGGTTCTTTAATCTCGATTACGACAAAGAAATTCTGGCTAAAGCTCTTGCCCATAAAGCAGATGAACTTCCGTTAATCATCGAACTGGTGAGCAAAGGTAAAAAATATGTCATCTGCCACGCCGATTATCCTTGTGACGAATACGAATTTGGAAAGCCAGTTGATCATCAGCAGGTAATCTGGAACCGCGAACGAATCAGCAACTCACAAGACGGGATCGTTAAAGAAATTAAAGGTGCGGACACGTTTATCTTTGGTCATACGCCAGCAGTGAAACCACTCAAATTTGCCAACCAGATGTATATCGATACTGGGGCAGTGTTCTGCGGAAATCTCACATTGATTCAGGTACAGGGAGAAGGCGCATGAGACTCGAAAGCGTAGCTAAATTTCATTCGCCAAAAAGCCCGATGATGAGCGACTCACCACGGG